TCGCTGTCGGAGCCCAGGAGCAGGCCCTCGCGGATTTCGATGATGAAATCTTCGGCACTACCCGAAAGGACGGCTGAACATGGTCCAGTCCCTGCATTACTTCAAGCCCGGCCAGGACGTCACCGCGGTCGCTGACTCGGACGTCACCGGCGCCCGGTTCGTGGCCCTCAAGGCCGGAGGCACCTACAACGTCCCCCGGGTCGCGCACTCCGCGGCCGGTGAACGGGCGTTCGGCGTGTCCGCCCGCGACGCCAAGGAGGGTGAGGAGTTCCTCGTCCACACCGGCGGCATCGTCCCCATCACCGCCGGAGCCGCCCTCACTGCGCCCGCCGAGATCGGCGCGGACGCGGAGGGCAAGGCTGTCCCCGTCGCCGAGGGCGGCCGCGCCCTCGGACTCCTCATCGCGGACGCCGCCAACGGCGAACTCGCGTCCGTCCACATGCTCTGAAAGGAATCTGAGACATGCCGAACATCGGTTTCTTCCCGCCTCGCCTTGATCCGGCGAACGCGAACCTCGCCAACCTCATCTCCAACCCGACCCGGCTGGAACGTCGCCTTGAGGCGATCAACCAGGACCGGTACATCGTGGAGTACCTGTTCAACCAGTCCCCGGCCAACGGCGGCGGAGTCATCTTCGACCGCGTCAAGCAGGACCTCTACCTCGACCGTGACGCGCAGGCGATTGACGACGGGGCTGAGTTCCCGAAGCTGACCGGCGAGGACGTCGAGTCGGAGATCGCAATGGTGAAGCGCTACGGCGGTGAGGTGGACCTGTCGTTCGCCTCCGTTCGCCGCAACGACACCTCCGCCTACCGTCGCAAGGTGCAACAGCTCGCGAACACGGTCCTCCGCAAGGCGAACCGTGTGGCCGTCGCGGCCCTCGACCGGGACACCGACATTCCCACCCTGGCAATCGGCACCGACTGGAACCAGGCATCGGCCGACCCCCTCGGCGACCTCGCCACCGCCCAGTCGATGATTGATGACTCGGATATGGGGTACCTCTCCAACACCGTCCTCATCAACCCGCAGGACGCCCTCACCCTCCGCAAGCGCAAGGACATTCGGGACGCCCTCCCCCGGGAGAACGCGGACCTCAACCCCGTCCTGTCCCGGGACCTGGCGGGCCTCCTCGACTTGCAGTTCATCAAGTCGTCGTTCGTCACCAAGGGCACCGGCTGGCTCGTCAGTCGGGAGAACCTCGGAACGTACGCCGACGAGGAGGGCGGCCTCAAGGCCGATACGTACGACGAGAAGCACCGTCACGTCCACGTCCTCCAGGCGTGGCGGACGTTCGTTCCCGTCGTCACCGACCCGTTCGCCGCTGTGAAGCTGACGGGGCTGAGTGTCTGATGGCTACGACTCGCCGCACCAACTCCCCCCGGACGAAGCCGACTGCTAAGGCGGCGGAGCGGGAGGAGGACGTCAAGGAGACCGTCACGGAACCGGCGGAGGCCGCTCCGGCGGTCGTCATCCCGGAGGAGGAGGCGCCGGAAACGGGCGATTCTGGCGCCGAAACCCCCGGCGACGAGGAAACGCCCGACTCGGATACGGAATCGCCGGAAACCGGTGATTCTGAGCCGGAGGACGGCACGCCTGAGGGGATGAGCAAGGCTGTGGTCCTCACGGCCGCGTTCTCCTACGTGGGTGATGACGGGTTCACCGTCACCGCCTACAAGGGAGACACCATCGACGTCACCCCTGCCGCGCTCAAGCGGGGCAAGGCCCTCGGCGCCCTCGCCTGATCGACCCACCGGCCCCAACGCCCGGGCCCTCGCTGTCCGCACGCGAGGGCCGGGCGTTGAACGTTCACAGGAGAACACATGACTGAAACACCCGAACCGACAGCCACGCCCCCCGTTGCCTACTCGGAGTTCCTCGTCACCGTCCGCGACGTCGTCCAGCTCGTGGACACCCTCTCCATTAACGTCGGCGACGGGCAGGACCAGCACGGGGGTAGGCTCCGCGCCGGGGAGACGTACCTGTCCGAGGCGCAGGTGCGGGAGTGGATCGTGGACGTCGCCTCCCGCGTCAAGACTCGCCTCGCCCGGTTCCACCGGGTCCGCCCCGCCACGACGCTCTGGCTCCGCCTCTCCCAGGCCGGACACGACGTCGTCGCCAACGGCGCCGCCTCCTACGTGTACGCGGCCGCCGCCCCGGAGAAAGCCGAGCAGACCGACACGACGTCCTACGCTGAGGTGCTGTGGCGTCGGTACCTGTCCGGCCTTGAGGACCTGGTGGAGGCGTTCGACGTGTGGGCGCGGGAGAACCCGGACGACCTCGACCCGGAGCCGGGCCGCGCCGACCGGCTCCCCGGGTCCGGCCGGTTCCCGCGGCCGGTGTTCCGCGACGACATGAGGTGGTGACGGCGTGAGCGAGCTACGCGTCAAAATTGACGGGGAGGACGCGATCCTCCTCCGGTTCCGCCGGTTCCAAGACGGCATCTCCGACCCCCGCGACACATACGAGGAGGTGGCGAACTGGTTCCAGCGGGAGGAGCAGAAGATCTTCAAGTCTCAGGGCAAGGAGTACCCGCCGAAGTGGGCCGCCCTGTCCCCGGACTACGCCCGCCGGAAAATGGCCGCGGTGGGGCGGAAACCGATCCTTGAATACACCGGCGCGCTCCGCAAGTCCCTCACCCGCCGCCCGTTCGGCCTAGAGGTCATCACGAAGTCCGCGGTGTCGATGGGTACAGATATTCCCTACGCGATCCACCACCAGCGCGGCACCCCGTTCATGCCCGCCCGTCCGCCCCTACCCAAGGCCGACAACAAGGCCCAGCGCAAGCTCCAACGCATCATCCAGTCCGCCCTCGTCCAGAATGCGAAGTGAATCATGATCGGATCCCGTGGTGTCATCGACGCCGTCGCCGCCCGCCTCAACGACGCCCTCCCCGGCAAGGTCGCCCAACTCCGGGAGGACCGCGGCCTGTCCCCCCGGGACCTCCCGGACCCCGCCGACGCCCTCCCGTACCTGCCGGAGATCACGTCCCTCGGGGACTTCCCCGCGATCCTCGTGTCCTACCAGGACATTGCCCAGGAGGACGTGACGCTGACGAACCCGGAACCCGGCGCCCTGTGGGAGACGTTCGTGTTCGTCTACCAGGTGGAGGTCTACATCATCTGCCGGTCCACGTCGTATGAGGGTACGGAGGAGCAGGTCCAGCTCATGGAGTCCGCGGCCCGGGAAGTCATCCTGCAACGCAAGGACATATCCCCCGACGGCCTCATGGACGGGGAGTCCGTCGTCATCAACCCCGTCAAGGTCGGTTCCGCCCCCTCCGACGTCGTCCCGGACGCCTCCTCCCGGTTCGTCGGCGCCGTCGTCATCTCGTTCCCCGTCAAGGCCGAGGAGGCTGTGGAGACCCCGTTCGCGTCGGCGGGTGTCGCCGAGTCCCTCCCCGTCCATCCTGCCCTGCAATGACGGCGACACGCGGACCGTCCCACCCGGGGACCCTCCCGCCCGCCACTGTTGGAGACATGAGCCGCTACAGAAACACCACCAACGCGCCGCTCGTGTTCGACACCGCAGGCCACCAGGTCGATGCGTTCGGGACGGCGGAGGTGGACGCGCACGACCCGCGTTCAGCCCGCCACATCCACGCGCGTCGCCTCGTCCTGGTCCCCGACCCCGTCCAATTCCTCGAACCCTCCGCCCCGGAGGAACCCCCCGAGGAGGCGCCGACGGAACCGGAGGCCGACACGGAGGCGGAGGACACTGACGCGGCCCCCGAACCCGAACCCACCAAGCGAACCACACGCACACGAACCAGCAAAAAGGAGAGCGAACAATGAGTCGAATCGGCGTTCAGGTCACCACCACCAGCCAGGCGGGGCGGTCCAACACCGGCGTCAGCTCGGGACGGTTCTACGTCTCGGGCCTCACCGAGCGTGGACCCATCGGCGCCCCCACCCTCATCAAGTCCATCGCCAACTTCGAGGCCGTGTTCGGCGGCCGCACCGCCTACAACTCGGCCCTCTACGACACGCTCCGCACGTTCTGGGAGGAGGGGGGCGCGGAGGCCATCGTCACCCGCGTCGCCGGTGATGACGCGACCGCCGGAACCCTCGACCTCACCGACGGTGCCGCGGCGCCCGCGGTCACCCTCAGCGCGTCCTCCCCGGGCGCCTGGTCCGCGAACGTGACCGTGGAGGTCCAGACGGTCCCCGCGACCAACTTCTCCCCGGAACGGTCCAAGCTCGTCGTCACCGGCCCCGCCTCGTCGGAGTCGTTCACGGCCGCGACCGCCGGAGAACTCGTCAACGCGATCAACGCCCGCTCCGTGTACCTCACCGCGAACCTCGCCGGTGAGCAGGACGCGAAGCTCGCGCCGACGGCCGCGACGGCCCTGTCCGCGGGCGACGACAAGCGCTCCACCGTCACCGCCGCCAACGTCACCTCCGCCCTCGACCTCGCAGGGGCCGACTGGGGATCCGGCGCCGTGGCTGTCCCCGGATACCCGGCCGACATTGTGGCGGAGGCGCTCCTCGCCCACGCCGCCAAGCACAACCGGGTCGCCCTCATGTCCGGGGAGGCGTCGGCGACCGTCGCCGACGTGTCCGGCATCGCCTCGGAGATCACCAACTACGAGTTCGCTGAGTACGGCGCCCTCATCTACCCGTGGGTCGTCATCCCCGACGGCTCCGCCCGCCGCACCGCCCCGCCGGAGGGATACGCCGCCGCCAAGCGCGCCGTCGCCCACCAGCAGATCGGCGCCTGGCGCGCGCCCGCAGGAGACTTCTCCACCGCGGACTGGGTGCTGGACACCGCCACCCCCGTCGGCACCAGCGTCAACGACAACCTCGCCGACGCCAACGTCACCGGCATCATCAACTCCAACGGCCGCACCCGCCTCTACGGCTGGTGGTCGCTGTCCCCGGACGTGGAGAACTACGAGATGCTCACCGCCCGCGACGTCCTCAACGCCCTCGCGGTGCGGTGCGCGGAGGTGCTGGAACAGTTCGTGTTCGAGGAGATCGACGGCCGCGGACTCCTCATCTCCCGCGTGGAGGCCGCACTCGTCGGCGTCCTCGACCCCATCGCCCTCGCCAACGGGTTCTTCCCGTTCCGCGACGGTGAGGGCAACGAGGTTGACCCCGGCTACCGGGTGATCGTGGATGACACGCTCAACACCCCGGAGAGCCTGTCCTCGAACAAGATCGTTGCTCGCGTGCAGGTCCGCCTCTCGCCGACGGCGAACCTGATCGAGCTGGAAATCGTCAAGGTCCCGTTCACCGCGACCATCTGAGATAGGAGAGAAGAACAATGACTCAAGGTAAAGCGGCGGCGGCACGCCAGTTCCTCGCCACGGTCACGTCCGGCCCCGTCCCCGTCCCGGACCCCTGGGCGGCGTTCTCCGGTGGCGCGGTCGAGTCGGAGACGAACCCGGTCTGGGAGGGCGGAGCGTCCTACCCGGACATGCTCGGCGGTCCCGCCACGACCGGTGACATCGAACTCACCCGCCCCTACCGGCCGACCCGCGACCAGCCGATCATGGACGCGTTGCAGAAGCTCGTCGGCTCCGGCGTGTTCACGGTGACCCGCCAGCCGACGGATGCCGACTTCGTCAAGGTGGGCAAGCCCACCACCTACCCGGAGTGCGTCCTCAAGGCCGTCACCCCTCCGGAGTCGGACGCATCGTCCGGTGAGGGTGCGACATGGACGATCACGCTGGCGCCGACGCGGCCGGTGTGACCTGAACTCCGGCGCTGTCTCCGCGTCGGTTCCCGCAGTCCCGTCCGCCCATACTGGCGGGGCCGCACGCGTGGGTGGGGCGCGACACTGAGCGCGTCCCACCTGCGTGTTTTTGCGTCCGGGAGGATGAGTCCCAGACCGGCGCCCGCCGGTCGTTCGTACTCATCGGATTCAAGGAGACACGATGGACTACAGCAAGCTGGAAGAGCACAACGACACCGACG